TAAATACACTATCTGTAGAAGGTATGCCGTTCCACCCAGCATTGTCACTCCACAAATTCATACCAAGTTCTATTCCTAAATTAGAAGGATTAAGTAAATTACCACTACTATCATAAAGTTCAATAGTTGTTCCTGATACTGGAGCTGCTGCTCCTGGCTCAGAAAAAACTTGAATATCTCTAGGACAAATATTTTCACCTGTATATCCAGCGCTATAAACATATAAAACATTATTAGTCTCGTCTGTGTACTGACCAATAACTTTTGCACCTGGTCCTGTTTTTAATCCTGAATTTGGTAATTGAATATTACCAGGTATATTCTCAAACTCTCCTACTTCGCTGCCTTCTGATCTACTAAGTTGTAAATTTTTAGCATCTCTATATTCACCGTTTGGTAACAATCTTGCGTCAAGGTCTTTATTCATTTTAGACCTTATAAACGTATTAGTTACTTGTGGCATATTATCTTTTTATCCATTTAGATTTTCCACGCATTACTTGTACTATTTCATCTAACTTAACATTAGATAATCTAATTTTTGCGTTTCTTAATTTAGCACTTGCTTCTCTTTTTAATCTTTGTACTATATATTCAGGTTGATTTATTCTACTAGCAATTATAGCATGTGAAATATAAGCATATAAAGCAGCTTCTGCCATTTTAGGTATTCTACTATCTAAATCATAAGCAAGACCGTCAGAGATATATTCTAACACTATCTGTGCACCAATTAAATTACTTGAAAAAGATATTTTACCTTCTCTAGGGTTCATATTAAACCAACCATTATACTGAGCATACTGCGGTGACATACCATATTGTTCACCCCAACCCCAATACCAGAATCCACCATAACCCCAGTTATATCCGGCCCAGTCCATACCTTCATTATATAAAGCAAAACTAGGTAAACCATTTACTAAATTAGTATTAGCTTGTTTCCATTTTCTTTCAGTTTGTGATGTTCCTTCTAAATTATCTTCAAAATTATCCTGTGTTAATTGACCTAGATTATCTTGTAAAGGATTTTCATAAGGCGATATAGTTAAATTATTTGCTGGATATATAATTCTTTTTACTCCTAAATTATCTATACGTGATACTCTTACATAGTTTACATAATCTTGAGGTAATATATTATTTAAAGTATGTGGTACTGTAAGCTCTTGAGATTTTATAGATTTTAAAGTATCATAACTAAATTCTTGCAAACCACGTTTAGCGTGAAATATTATATCACTTCTTCTAATATTAGGTATTAATTTTTGCTCTCCTACATATCCTACTATAAAATTATTTACAATATCTTCTAAAGTTACATAGGCATAGCTACCATAATTTTCTTCTGTAGTTTCACCATACGCATCTCTATTACCAAAACTACCACCATCAATAGTTTTTAATTGACAAACTAAAACATGACTAGCAGGTAGATCTGCATTTAAACTAATTATACTGTTGTTGTTAGGTTGTACATCAAGAGTATAAGGATATTGAGCAGGCCAATTAGCAGCTGTAACCTCAGTATAAGTTATACCGTCAGCACTAGCGTAAAGCTTAAAATTGTTTAAAGCATAGTCTGCAGCATTTGGATCAGGCGAACCTAATACTAAAGGAGTGTCAAATGTAAAAGTAAAATCCTGCTGAAGTGCAGTTGTTAAAAACCCCTGCGCACCCGCGTAATATTGACTATTAGTTTCGGTGATTAATCCACCATTTGGCATTGGCATATTTTATTGTTTTTCGTTATTATCTTGTACAGCCACTTGTTGTGAAGCTGCTTGTATTATTGATGGGTCTTGCAATATAACTCCTGCATAAGCTAATATTCTTAATATTAATTCATCTTGTTCAGTTTGATCTAATTCAAATTGTATAGAAGCTTGTTGATTATATTCATACTGACCTTGTGGACCAAGACTAGAACCCCACAATACATCTTTTGGTTTAGCTAAATACGTAAAAGTTACTCCACTTGTTATACTACTTGGATATAATCTTAAAACATTATTCTCATATGTATATATTGGAAATTTTTCTGTAGGTTGAGTTAAAGGGGAAAGTATTAATTGTTTTAACTCATTAGGTTGTGTATATTGACCAAGGTCGTAATCTTTATAAAATACAGATCCTATTCTATATAAAACATCATTAGTTGTTCCTAATGTTCCTATTACTACAGGATTAGGCGCGTTTACTAAAGGGTTTTCAAAATCTGTAAAATCTAAAGTAATAAAATTACCTGTAGCTACATCATAAGTAGGTGTAGCAGTTCTTTGAAAAAATTGTAATTTTTGTTCAATATTTTTAACACGATCTGCGTATTCAGTGTCATTTTGTGATACACGATATTGCTGATTCAAATCACTAGCGTATCCTTCAAATATAGCTAACTGAGCCTGTGTTCCAATTTTATTGAATTCATCAGGAGTTATGTAACCTCTTTGTTGTTGATTAAGGATTAGTAGTACTGTTTGATATACTGCATTAACGTTTACCATTATATTTGTATTTTAATAAAAGGCGGGCGAACCCGCCTTGTTACTATTATTGTAGTCTTTTTTCTATTGACTTAAATACTTCTACTCCTTCATCTGTTTTAAACCACGCAGCAATAGCTGAATATGGGTTTTCATCAAAAGGAACATTCATTAACTTTCTATCATTACTAGACCAATGAATAGTTCTTTGATCTGGAGATATTCTAATAATATCTTGTTCAACTGCATTAATCGCAAAGTTTCTTAACTGTACGTTTTCATCAGCTGCTAATGTTAAAAATAATTTAGGATTAGCTTTAGCTAAAAGCAACAAATCTCTTCTTAATTCTTTAGAAGACATTTTATTAACTTTTGAACCATACTCTACTCTTACAATTGCTTCTGCAACATCTACATCCATAGCTCTTGCAACATTTAATGCTTCAATTTCCCACTCAATATTTTCGATTTCATCATCTGCAATTTTTTGTGGAACATGCTCTGTATATCTTTTACCCTTCATTGGGTGATATAATGATAATAGTTTTTGTAAAGCAATTTTTTCTTTAGATACACTTAAAGTACCATCTCTAAATGTTATATGTCCTAAAGTAACCTCACCTTTTTGTTCATCTACAAACGGACTAGACATGTTTGTTGCATATCTAAGTTCTCTTTGTTCGTTTTTATCTGTATCATACCACAATAACGGATGTCTTCTAGTATGTTTTGCAGGTATAGTAAATGTTAAAGGTTCTTTATTTCCTGTTAGTATATAAGTTCTATCTTTTACTTCCCAGTTATCTTTTTTAACCGGTTTAATAGCTGTAGGTTTTGGTGTAGCAACTGCTACTTCTTCTACAACTACTTCTTCTTGTTTTTTCTTTTTTGCCATAATATAATATAATTAAATAGTTAAAAGGTATATGGGCGCCGAAGCGCCCTAACCTTTATAAATAGTTACACTCCTTTGAATAATACAAAGTTGTTAGCAGCTTGAGTTACTAAACATCTTTCTGAAAGGAAGTTTACTTCCATTGCATCAAGATCACTAGTAAATGCACCACCAACAGAACCTGTTAACCAAGATTTCATTCTTCTATCATCAGTTTGTGAAGCTCTATATCTTACGTGTAAGAAAGGTCTTCTGATGTTAGTTCCTAAAATTTGATCATAAACAGTTGTAGTACCAGCTGGAATTAAAACTCCTTCAATTGAGTTTGGTCCTACCATCGCACCTCTTGTAGAAGCATCGTTTAAGTATTTCCAATCTGTTTTATAGAAGTCATATGAACCTCTTCGAAATAGCAGCAAGCATATCATCAAAATCAAGAGCAGTTTGTCTGTCTAAGAATAACATGTTCTCTTCAATTGCACCTTGAGTGTCTAAGTTTCTAAGAATATCATCGAAATCTTGAATACCTGTAGCCGCAGCGAAACCAACTTGTACATTACCTCTATCTTCGATAGCAGCAAATAAACCTTGAGTTCCCTTTAGGTTAGCGATAGGAGATACAGCTGCATCTACTAATTCACCTTCTACACACATCATTTCTAAATAATCTTCAAATCTTAATCTAGTTTCAGATTCAGCTTTTAGATACCATAAGTATCCTCCAGTTCCATCTTCAGTTGAAACCTCAACCCAACCAATCTGAGCTGTATCAGAACCATTTACTACGTATTTGTTTCTGATAATTACAGGTAAGTTAGAAAATTGAGTAAACGCTGGGTCAACACTAATATAACCATCTGGTTGTGTAGCAGCATCGTAGTTAGGAGTGATAGATCCTTTTCTATACTCAGAACCATAAACGAATACTTTTACAACACCAACTAATCCAGCACCTGCTAAGTTAGCAGCTGTGTAAGGTTCTACAGTAATTGTACCAGCACCACCAGGAGTACTAGCAGTAACAAGAGCTTTAGCTTCGTTGCCAAAGTCATCCATAATTACTACAGTAGAGTTTACAGAAATAACGTTGTTTACTCCTGCAACACCACCTGGGTTAAGTGTAATAACACCTGTAGCACTAACAAATGTACAGTTGTCATATGCAATATGTAATCTATTTTGTTCAGACCAGATTACTTGGTCACTTGTCATTGGAAGCTCCGCCCCAACCATTCTTAAGAATCCAGATAAAGTTCTATTACCATATCTTTCAACTTCAGCTTCGTAGATCTCTGGTAAATACTGTTGAGCAAATGATGTAAAATCAGCTGCAGCAGGATCAGTCCACTGTAAATAGTTAGTTTGTAAGACTTCTTGAGTTTGACTAGGTATAATCGAGCCAAACTGGGGATTTAAAGCCATAATTTTAAATTTTAATTATTAAATGTTCTCTTTTTGATTTTTAGTTTTGACGAATCTGCTCCACTAATGGCTTTTACCTTAAAACCTCCTACATAAACATCCCCGCTGGCAACTTGCCTTGGCGCATCTGTAGTTGGATTTTTAGATTGTTGAACTATGTCTTTAACACCGTCCGCCTTGCCTTGCTCATAAAAATGAGACGCTAGTTTATCAGCATTCATCGCAGCATATAAAGCTTTATGATAACCGGCAGTATCTGTTATTTTACCTTCTTTGTCTAAAAATCTACTCACAAAGTTGTTAATATCAGACTGTTTTTCCGCTATTGTCACAGGGTCTTTTATTTTGTATCTAAACTTTTTATCTCCAACGTTATATTCAAAACCTTCAAATTCGTTGTTTAATATTTGGTTAGTACGTTCTTTAAAATCTGCCTGAGACAGCTTTATTTCTTCTTGCTGTTTATTATAACGATTGAAAAAATCCATAGCTTTTTGTTGCTCTTGAGTAACTCCAGGTCTGTTTTTTATTTCAGCATAATATTTAGTTTTTCTAACTTCTAAATCTTTTTTAGCTGAAGCAACAGCTTCCTTGTAAGCTAGTTTTTTCTTTCGTATTTCTTTTGGATCATCTATATCTTCTTCATATTGATAATCTTCCATGATTAAATCAATATCTTCTTTATCTAGATGAGGTTTTGTTTTTCTTAAATATTCATGTAAAAGTTGATCATTGCTTAATTTTGAATAATCTTTATTTAACTCTACATAGTCCTCAACTGTACCACCTGTTTCATTCATAAATGTAACTAATTTTTCTACATTTTCAGGTAACTTTGGTGTTTCAATTAATTGAGGTTTTTCTTTTACTTGTTCTTTTGGTTTAACTTCTTCAGTTATCTCTTCAATTACTTGGAGTGGAGAATCTTCTTTATCATTTGTATCGCTGACCCGTACTTCTTTGTCCACTTCTCTGCTAGTTTCGGGTTTGTCGCCCACAGGTATCTCCTCTGTTTTTCGCTCTTGAACGGCATTGTCTTCTTTTTTAGTTAAATCAATTTTAGGAGTTTCAACCTTTTCTTCTACAGGTTTTTTAATCTCCATTTTTACAGGTTCTTTACTAGTTTTACCTAAGTCTTTAACCTTTCGTTTAGGTATATTTTTACCTTTTAAAGTAAATTCACCTTCTTGTTTAGCCTCGACGGCTGCTTGTTTTGCCATAATAAAATATAATTAAATAATTAATACTAAACCCCAGTATCCATGTTCATAATATCTTTAGCTGCTTTTTGTTCTTCAAAATCTATAGGTAAAGAATTATTTTTTCTTTGCGAAATCATTTCGCTTTGCTGACTACCGGTTATTCTTGTTCTTTTGTCTTTACGATCTTCGATCATAAATTCTCTATCTCTTTCACGTTGAGTTTTCATTTGCTCTAACTGCATTTGATAATTAAATTCTTCTGCCATTAAAGCTCTTTTAATTTCAGCTTCAGTCTGCATACGTTGTATTTCAAATTGAGACTTAGCTTCTTCAAATGTTACTTTTTCAGAAGTTAACGCTTGTTGTTTTTGTACTTCTGCTTCTGCTGCAGCTTGATTTGACTGAGTATTTAATTGAGATTGTTGCTGTGCCATTTCTGCCTGCATCTGTCTTTCTCTTGCTAATTTACGTTTACGCTTTTGTTTTAACATTTGATTAGCTAATTTTAAATTACGTATTTGACGTATATCAATTGCGTCTTCTAGATCAATTCCACCACTTGATAAAGCAATTTGAATGTTTTGTTCTAGTTGTGCTTTTTCTTCTTCATCTGGTTCTAAATCTAAAAATATTCCAAAATCATATAGATTTAAAGTATCTATTTCTTCCAGTGTAGCTGTATTAAATGCAGTAATACTATTTTTTAAAGCATTTTTAGTTAAAGGAAAATCTAACATATCTGCTACTTTTTTAGAAATATTTTCACATATTCTTAAAGTTATAAACAAACTGGCGTTATTTATATGCTTTGTAGCAATATTAGACGCTTGTGCTGCAATTTTTTGTAAACCTACTAGTGTATCTTTATCTGCTAGCGCACCATCTCTAGCTTCATTTAATCCCGTCACATCTCTTATCATTTGTAAATAATAATTATATGTAGAAATTAAACTTTGTATTTTTTGTTGACCACTACCTGTTTGTAGTTCTTGAACTGGTACTTTACCTCTATTTAATTCACCATCTTGTGTAAGTGATCTACCTACAACAGAACCGGTTTGAAAATACATATTTAATGCTTCAGCTGGATTATAATTAGTACCATTGCCTAGATCAACTTCAGCAAGTCCGTCCATATCTAAAAACACACCATCTGGTACCATTCTCGCTATAACTTGTTGTAGTTTTAAATGAGTTATTTGAATCATATCAGCAAATCCTGTTATTCTACTTACTGTAGAATCAATACGACCTTTATACATTCTAGGAGCACAAATAGCATAATTCATTTCTACTTTTGTAGTATCAGACATTGGTCTAGTCATATTAGGACATAATTCCCATCTTAGTAATATATTAGTTCCTAAAACTTTAACACCTCTATATAAGGTTTCTATAGTTCTACCAACTGCTTCAAAATTTTCACTTGGCGGAGGATTAAATGTATCATCTTTTTGAATAGCTTTTTGTAAACCGTATTCAGTTTCTTTTACTTTAAAAACCTGATCACTATATGTTTTGTATTCAAAATAAAGTAGAGGTATAGTATTTTGATCCCATGGACCATAACCATAACCATACATATATGTTTTATCACCTTGATATTCTTGTATTCTTTCTAGTTCATTATCTGGTAAATCTGGAAATTGTTTTGCTATTTCAGGTAGTGTAACTGCTTTTAGTTCACCTACATAATATATATCTTCAAAGTTTGGATCTTCGGTATAAGAATATATTAAATAAGCTGGATCTACATAATCTACAGTAATACCATTTGCTGTATTAAAATTAGTTTTACAAGCTCCAATACCACATGTAACTAAATCGTAATTAATTCTACGTCTAGTTAAATCCCACTTATTATAATCTAATATTTGATTAATAACTTCTTCTTCAGCTATTTCTACAGATTGTTTATAATCTAACTGCATGTGAAGTTCTAATTCTTCTATTGTATTAGGTAGTTTGTTTTCAGGTATATTAGTATTAAATAATGCTGAATCTAGTTTATCTACAATTTGCTGCATTGTTTCTCTTGCAAATACATCTTGAGCTAACATTTCGGCATAATTAGTTCTTTTTTCTAACGAAGCAGGATCTTGAGCAAATGCATTTATTTTGTAATCTTTATTAGATATACCATTAGTTAATATATCAACAAATTTAGAAACAATAGGAACTGGTTTCCAGTCTAAATTTAAATAAGATAAATCTCCATTAATAGATAATTCATCTTTATATTTTTGTGTAGGTTGTTCACCTCTTGCATATAATCTAAGTCTGTTATAGTTATTCCAAGTAGTTAAATATCTATTACCATTTGTTCTACCTTGACTAAACCACTCTTGTTCTATAGCTTGAGCAACTTGCTCTCCATATTCCCAACTAGCTTTTTCAGCGTCACTAACCACTTGGCTAGGAAAAATACTATTACCATTAGTGTATATACTTTTCATTTAATCTATAATTTTAGATAACAACCCACTATTATCATATTTTTTTATTCCTAAATCATAATTTTGCCTAATTATTTTAGGAACAGGTCTATATTTATTTTTATTACAAGCCATAATTGCTAGTCCTGAGCTAATAGAAGCATCATGTGTTGTTCTATTGTTTATATCAAATTTAGCCCAGTCTTCTAATGTTCTTTGAAAGTAAACATCTCCATATGTATTATCATTACGCAAACCTACGTATGTTTCTATATAACTCTCAATCGCGGCAGCATGTGCTTGTTTAATATCTTCACTTGAGTTAGGTATACCGCCAATTTCTCTTTCTGTAACTGATAATTTATTATATATTTTATCTGGTCTGTTCATTGCATACCCTCTATAACCTCGCCTTTTAAAATGATATAATAATCTAGGTTTGTTATTTTCTGCTAGTATTGGCATACCATAAAATACACAAGCCATAAGCACATCTTCAAAAAATATTTCAGCAGTTTGTGGTCTAGCTATATATTCTAAAAAGAAATGATTAGGTGGTATATCTTCCATGCTAAATTTAGTCAAACCGTGTAAAGATCCTTTAGAACCACGCTTATCTACTGTACCTGATATATCGTAACTATCACAACCAAAAGCACCAAGATGTTCATTACCTGGATATTTTTTACCTAACTTATGTATTACATTGTTTTGTAATCTTATAGGCGGTGTCCATGATATAAAAAATCTACCATTATTTTGAGGAACAAATATAACTGAAGTATCTTTTATACCTCCTACCCACTGAAAATTACCCTGTGTAACAGTTGTATCTCTTGTTTCAGCATTCCAATCTATTTGTTCATATATTTTTGTAAGATTAAACAA